ACCAGTCTTACGGTCTCTTTGACGAGGTGACCGAAAAAGAGGAAGTCAGCGCCGAGACGCTGATGAAAAACCTTCAGGATCAGGTCAAGGAATTCGGCCAGTGGCAAAACATTCTGGACAAGCTCTCCGCAAGAGGGCTCAACGAGGAGATGATTGGTGAGCTTCAGGAGATGGGTCCCTCTGCTATTGCCCAAATCAAAGCGCTGAATTCCATGAGCGATTCCGAGCTGGAAAAGTATGTGTCTCTGTGGTCGATCAAGCACATCCAGGCTCGGGAACAGGCCGTGTCGGAGCTGGAAGACCTGCGCGTTGACACCCAAAACAATATCGCTCAGCTTCGCGTGGAGGCCAACCAGGAATTGATTGAATACCGGGAGACCTGGTCGCAGCAGATGACTCAGCTGAACCGGGATACCGAAAACAAGCTCGCCGAACTTCAAAATGAGTTTCAGAAAAAGGTCGGCATCATCAAGGAGGACACCGAGGCCGAGCTGAAAGAGATGACCGCGACCGCAAAGAAGATCCTTGCCGAAGCCGGCTGGGATGAGACCGGTAAACAGATCGTCGCCGGCCTCACCAAAGGCATGCAGTCACAGAAACCCAGTTTCCTTACGACGCTGAAAAATGTAGCCCTCGCAGGAGTGAAGGCAATTAAAAACGTCTTGGGGATTCATTCGCCCTCTAAGGTGTTTGAACAGCTGGGGGATTATTCCGGCTTGGGATTTGTGCAGGGGCTGAGTAGTTATGTGGAGCGTTCCTATGATACAACTGCTCAAATGGCATCCTCGGCGGTGGACGGCGTCACGACCACCATTTCGCTGATTTCAGACCTTATAAAAAACGGGGTGGATACCGAGCCGACCATACGGCCCGTTCTGGACCTGAGTAACGTGGCACGGGGCGCCGAAGATTTAAACAGTCTGTTTTATACGCCGCACACCGTTGGACTGGCCGGACAGGCAAGTTCATCCTTCGCAAGCTCTGGCGGTACTCGTTCGGGCAGCGTTTCGGTAAATAACGACGGCGTTGTCCACGCCATCCGCGAACTTCGGGGGGATGTGGCTTCGCTTAGCCGGCAGCTCCAAAAGATGCGGGTTGTGTTGGATACGGGCACGCTTGTGGGCGAGTTGTCGGGACCGATGGACGCCGCCCTCGGACGAAACATGATTTACAAGGGAAGGGGGATCTAGGACTTGTACCATTCTGTCACTTTTGGCGATAAAAACACCTGGGAAGACTGGCGGCTGGTCCCCACTTCCCGTCCGCTTTTCAATCCGCCCGCGCAAAAAGTGAAAACGCTGGACATACCCGGTGGGGACGGGTTGATTGACTTGTCTCAGTCTCTCACCGGGTATCCGGTGTACCAGAACCGAACGGGGTCCATCGAGTTTCTCGTGATGAACGGTTTTAAGACGTGGCAGTTGGCCTACTCCGACATCATGGACTACCTGCATGGGCAAAGAATGCGGGCTGTTTTGGAAGATGATCCCGAATATTTTTATGAGGGACGCTTTGCGATAAACGAGTGGAAGTCGGAAAAGGACTGGTCCCGCATCGTGGTCGATTACGACGTGGGGCCGTACAAGTGGAGCGTTCAGTCGTCCATCGAAGAATGGAAATGGGACCCGTTCAACTTCCGTACCGGCGTGATAAAAAGCGCCATTTTCAAGAACATTTCGGTTTCGACTTCAACCAAAGCCAAAAGCTTTCCCGGTTCGCTTTTTGGGCGGGCCCCGGTTTGTCCGAGCTTTGTAGTACAGACCTCTTCGGGGCGGGGCGTCAATGTTCGCTTCATAAATAATAGACTTGGAATCGACGTTACCAAGCTTCTTCGGGACGGTACGACTCAAGTTCCCGAGTTTATATTTTTCGGCGATCAGGGAGCGACAGTTTACGTGTGGTGCAGCTCCGGGACTGGAACGGTATCCATTGATTTCAGGCAGGGGAGGCTTTGACCAATGTACAGTATTTATGCGGACGGCGTGTGTATTTACAACGACGCCTACGTCACGGACAGCACAACGGTCGTCAACCCAAAGCTGACGTTGGAGGATAACGGGGCCGGGTCGCTGGCCGTCACTCTGCCGCCGTCCAACGTCGGTTACAACAGCATTGAGCGGCTGCTTACGGATATTTCCGTACGGCGGGACGGGGAAGAATTGTGGGCCGGAAGGGTTTTGTCTGAGGAGAAGGACTTCTGGAACAATCGGGTGCTTTACTGCGAGGGCGAATTAGCGTTCTTTAACGATACGACGCAGCCGCCTCACGAGTACGCCAGCCATCGGGTTTCCGAGTTTATCCGGGACTTGATTGAGGTACACAATTCCAAAGTGGCGTCGAACCGCCGGTTTACCCTGGGAGCTGTCACAGTGGGAGACGTCAATCTTCCGACCTACTATACGGACAATGAGAAGACGATCGAGTCGCTGAACAACCTCGTGGAGCAGTATGGCGGTCACCTCCGGGTGCGAAAGGGGTCGAACGGCATACGGTATCTGGACTATCTCAAAGATTATCCAGATACGTGCAGTCAGACGATCCGGTTCGGGAAAAACCTCATCGATTTTACGCGGGGGTGGGACTCCACAGAGTACGCCACGGTGATCGTCCCTCTTGGAAAGCGCCTGGACGACAGTCCCATTGAGGAGCTGGACGCCTATCTGACGGTAGAGAGCGTGAACGGCGGCAGTATGTACGTGCGGTCTGATTCCGCTGTGCAGGCTTACGGCTGGATTGAGAAGGCGGTGACATGGGACGATGTGGAGGATCCGGCCGTGCTGCTGGAGAAAGCCAAGGCGTATCTTGCCGACCTGCAGTTTGATAACATGGAGATCGAATTAAGCGCTCTGGACCTGCATTACCTGGACGTGGATGTCGAGTCGGTCAAGCTGCTGGACGAGATTCAGGTCATATCGCCGCCTCATGGGCTGAACCGCCTCTTTCCCGTTACCAAGCTTGAGATACCGTTGGACAGTCCCGAAAAGACGCAGTTCAAATTGGGTGATACAGTCAAGACCAGCTTGTCCAGCGTGAACAACCAGATTAACTCCGATATCATGCACAAGATCGATCGCCTGCCAAAAGCTCACTCAATTCTGGACGAAGCCAAGGAGAACGCCACCCATATCATGAACATGGCTACGACAGGGTATATCACGATTGTCAAGGACGACAACGGTTCGGAAGCGCTTTATATTTCCAACCTTCAAGACTACACCAAAGCCGACAAACTTTGGAAGTGGAGCATAAACGGCCTGGGATATTCCAATGACGGCGGAAAGAACTGGGGTACCGCTATTACAATGGATGGATCTATTGTGGCGGACTTTATCACGACCGGCGAGATGAGTGCACTGCGAATCCGTGGCGGGATGCTGACGTCGTTTCCTTCAGACCCAAATGACCCGACTTCAGAACCTAATTTCTCGCTGAACATGGAAGATGGGACGTTGACCATGAAGAAGGGTTCTATTGATATCGGAGATGGAACTTTCGCCGTTGACGAAGATGGAAATGTTACTATGAAAAGCGGCTCTATTTCCATCGGAACGTATACGGATAAAGATGGAAATGAATCGCCCTATTTTGCTGTGGACAACAAGGGAAACATCACAATAAAGAGAGGTTCCATCGACATTGGAGACGGTAACTTTACCGTTGACGAAGATGGGAATATGTATGCGGGCAATGCAATTTTCGCCGGGAAAATTACAGCCGCAAAAATCTGTGGCGACCTTATGTCAGACGGCGAGGACGGCTGGCTTCGCGGCTGCGGCATCAGCATTGGAGGTAATAATTGGAAAGAGGGCGAAGGCAACTTTTATGTGGACAGTGATGGGAACGTCAAGATAAAGAAGGGTTCCATCAACCTTGGCAACGATAACTTTGTTGTGACCAATGATGGCAACGTAACCATGGCCGGAAGCATTACCATGACCGGCAATATCACATGGTCCAAGGGTAACAGCCCTTGCCAGGTCTTGTACGCTCGTACAACGTATCCTATCCCCAGCGGGAAATATGACGCCTTTTCCGATTACAATGCGATTGGGTGGCACAAGGTATTCGACACAATCAACGACTATTACGCGTCCTACACGTATGATGGAGGCGGGACGTGGACATCCGCAATCAAGGTTCGGGGTACGGATGGCGTAGACGGTGCGAATGGACGGCCTGGACGAGATGGTGTAGACGGAGTTGATGGTTCGGATGCAGAGGTTACCAGACAGAACATTTGGCGTGCCATGCTTTGGGCTGCGCCTGACGATGGTTTGTACAGTGTTAACGATGGCTACGGTACTGGTCATCTTCTCATCAATGCTACCGCTATTAAGACGGGCACCATTGATGTAGGAAGCATTTACTTGGAAAATACAATTGGCGGATTTTGCTCCGGATATGGGCAAAGCGATTATGGCATAACACAAGGTGCGATGATGTATGGCAGTGCTGGTCGCAATGGCAAATTTTATGTTATAGCCACGGGTGCTGGTGCTCGCATGCAAGCAGGCGGAACCCAATTCTACGTAACCAGTGGTCAAGTAGGTTCCAGTGAGCCAATCAGCCAAACATCGGACGCCCGTATGAAAAACAGCATCGCATATGATCTGGATCGGTACAAGTCCTTCTTCCAGGCATTAAAACCCTGCAGCTACAAATTCAACGACGGAACGTCAGGAAGATACCACATCGGTTATATCGCACAGGACATCGAAAATGCGATAAATGAAAGCGGAATTGAGTCAACGGATTTCGCCGGATTCGTCAGAACAAAACCGGAAGAGGGATTCCATATCAAACTGGCCGATGAATATCAGCTTCGTTACAGCGAGTTTACCGCGCTGAACACCTACATGATTCAGAGCGCATTGCGGGAGATTGGCCGGCTCAAGACTGAAATCCAAACACTACGTGAGAGGTGCAAAATTCAAAATGAAGAAAACGCTTAAAAACTCGCAGATGTCCGGAATGCTGCACCAGCTGCGGCCGCTGCTTTCCCACAGGGACAAGATCGGCTACGTAGCCGCCCGGAACTACCGCTTTCTCTCCAATTCGCTGACCGAGTATGAGGTGTTCAAGCGTGGCCTCGTGGAGAAGTATGGCAAGCCGGACCTTGATGAGAACGGCAACGACAAGGGCACCATCTCGATCCAGGTCGGCTCTCCCGACTTCAAGGCGTTCTGCGATGAACTTCAGCCGTTCAATGAGATGGAGCACGAGGTCGATCTGATGACAGCGAAATACGAGGACGCCGTCGGGTGCCTTTCCGGTGAGGAGATCCTTGACGTCGACTGGATGCTGGAGGACTAAAAGGAGTGGTTTAATTGGCCGGAATCAGCACCTATTTGAACAAAATCATGAGCGCGGTGTATGGTGAGGAAGTCCGAAGCGCCATACATGACGCTATAGCGGCAATGAATGCGGAGTCCAGTTCCGCCATGCAGTATGCCCAAACGGCAAAGGACTCCGCCGCCGCTTCCGCCAGTGCCGCGAAGACTTCTGAAACGAATGCCGCCAACATTGCCAGACAAGTGGCCAATAATACGAGTGCGGCGGAAACTGCCGCGACGAATGCAGCAAACTCTGCAAGTTTAGCTTCGCAAAGGGCTTCCGAGACTGTGGCGAACGCTGCGAAAGCCGCAGACTCCGCAGCCACGGCAACGCAGAAAGCTTCCGCTGCCGCCTCTTCCGCAAACGCTGCCGCTAATTCGGCAGCTTCAGCCAAGCAGTACAGCGGCAAACCTCCAAAGCCTCAAAATGGGACCTGGTGGATCTGGGATGCGGAAAAAGCTGACTATGTAGACAGCAAGATCGGCTGCGAGCTGGTCGGGCCCGCCGGTGTGGGGATCAAGGAGATCCAACTCACCAGTGGGAATCACGCCCCCGGGAGCACAGATGTCTATACGTTGACCCTGACCGACAATACAACCCAAGTCATTTCTGTCTACAACGGTCGAAACGGAACTGGCACGGGTGATGTGTTGGGTATTAACTTTGATCTGGTCATTCCGGTGTCGGCTTGGGTTAATGGCAAAGCTACCATTGCAGACGGGCGCCTGTTAGCATCGGATGTTCACAAGTATTTTCTCAGCGTTGACGAATCCAGCCGGGAAATGTTCTTGCAATGTGATGTGCAGCCTGCGGACATCACCACCAACGGGCAAATCACGTTCACAAATCAGTCCAATCCAACGGCTGATCTCACCGTAAATCTGATCCGCCTTGAATTGGGTGCAAATATGAGTTGATCGGGAGGCGAGGAACTTGAAAATCAAAATCACAAAGGATTGTGCCGCTTTGTTCGATTGGGACACTTTGATGCAGAACGCCAAAGAAACGTATACGGCGGAGTTCATCTTCGACGAGACCTGGGAAGGTTTCTCAAAGACCGCCGTCTTTGTGGCAGGTCCCGTCAGCGTCTCTGTGCCGCTGCGCGAAGACAGATGCCAGGTCCCGCCGCGTTGCTTGAAATGGGGCGGTGTTGTACTCATGGTTGGGGTTCGCGGGGAAAAGGGCTTGGAACGTAAAAACGCTGGCTGGTGCCGTGCCGGAAAGGTCCTGCACGAGGCATTCAGCGGAAGCGCCGCCCCTTCTACTTCCGTGCCAGACCTGCCGGAAGAAGTTCTGGCTGTTATCGGCGATCTCGCGGCGGCAGGATTTCAGGGAACTACTGTGACCGACGCGCTCTGCGAAATCCGGAGCCATCTCTGCCAAGCGGCCGCTGATGAAGAGGTGGATGCCATGCTCGACGATGTTTTCGGCGAATAGCCGTTGACAAATATTTTTTAGGAGGCATGTATTATGTCGAATCGCGTTACTATTGAACAGCTGCAGAAGCTGGCCGAGCGCACGGATGCCGAACTGACCGCTTTGGAAACGAAGCTCTCTGCCGGTATCAACGCCTCGTTCAAGTCCCTCAAGGTTGAGGGCAACACGGTCAGCTTCTACACCACCACTGACCAGACTGGCACGGCTGCCGCCACCATGGACTTCCCCGCCGAATATTTCCTGGATCAGGCCAAGACCACACTGGTGGACAACTTTACCTGGGCGGAGGCTGCCTATCCCGGTTCCACCGATCCCGGCCTGAACGGCAAGCCTGTCCTGGTTCTGGCCGTGAAGGGCGACGCCGACGCTGTCACCTACTCCTTCCTCAACATGGAGAAGCTGATGAACGTCTACACAGCCAAGACCGAGAGTAAGGATGCCAGCACCACGGTCACCATCGACGGCTACGAGATCGATGTGAAGGTGAACATCAGCGCGGCTGAGGGCAACCAGCTTCAGATGAAGGACGACGGTCTGTATGTACCTGTGCCCGCCGCCGTTGACCTGTCCGCCAAGGCCGACAAGGTGACCGGGGCCACTGCCGGCAACCTGTCCGGCTTGGACGCCAACGGGAATCTGACAGACAGCGGGAAGAAGGCTGGCGGCGCTGCCATGGCCGATACGCCTGATGCCAGCACACTGGCCACAGAGGCTGCGGTTAAAGCGTTCGTCGAGGACGGCGTCGCCACTGACGCGGAAGTGGATGCCATGCTGGATTCGGTCTTCGGTACGCCGACGGCCTGAGAAACCTGAGAGGGAGATGGGGACGCCTGTCTCCCTCTTATATTTTCGGAAAGGAAGGTACGCGTATGGCAGGAAAGCGAACGACTCTCGGTCAGCTTGAAGACCTGGCTGCGAGAGCAAAGGCTGATTCCGCCGCCCGTGTAAACGAGCTGACAAAGTTGGTGATCGCCGGTCTGGAAGATGTGCAGCATGTGGGCTTTACCCTTACGCTGCCGGCGGCGAATTGGAGCGGTACGGTGCAGACGGTCAAGGATGCGTCCCTACTGGCGGACAGCAACTATCGGTATCTGGTCAGTGGAGATGCGGACTGCTTTGCGGCTTACAGAGATGCTGTCGTCAAAGCCGATAACGTCACGGTCAACGGCCAGATGACATTCCATTGCGAGACTCTGCCGACACAAAATCTGACCGTGAACGTGATTCGACTGGAGATTGGAGGGTAATGACATGAGCAATGTGGGAAGAGTATTTAACTTGGGCGGGTCCACTAAGGGAGATGATGGAAAGAGCGCCTACGAGATGGCGAAAGCCGCCGGGTACACTGGTACGGAGTCGGCCTTTAACGCCGCGCTGCTCACCTTGCAAAACGCACCGTTCCTGCCGACAGCCGGAGGGACTATCACGGGAAACCTGACCTTAAAAGGTTCGGGGAACTACGGAAATAAGCTGAACTTCGGCGATGGAGATTATGTTCATCTCAGTGAGCCTTCTGATGACTGCCTGGAAATCAAGGCCAAGAAGGTAAACTTTGTTCTGAGCGATACGACCACTTCCAAGTTTACGGTCAATGGTAGTCCTTTCACCGGGGAGCAAGGCCCTGCCGGTGCGGCCGCAGGTTTCGGAACCATCAATGCTACTGTAGACGCGAATGTTGGCACTCCCTCCGTGACCGTTTCCACCAGCGGTAGCGATACCGCTAAGAACTTTACCTTTGTCTTTAAGAATCTGAAGGGCGCGACCGGGCCGCAAGGCCCTGCCGGTGCAGCCGCAGGTTTCGGAACCATCAATGCTACCGTAGACGCGAATGTTGGCACTCCCTCCGTGACCGTTTCCACCAGCGGTAGCAACACCGCTAAGAACTTCACTTTCACGTTTAAGAATCTGAAAGGGGCCACCGGAGCTCCGGGTCCGCAAGGTCCTGCCGGAAGCGATGCAACTATTCCATACCTTGTGGGTACCGGGACGGCAACAGCGAATGTAGCTGGCAGAGCAGCGGCGCTGGGGTATAAGACCAACGCAAGCGGCGCTTACTCCATTGCGCTGGGGTTTTGTACCAACGCAAATGGCGATAGTTCCACCGCACTGGGGTTTTGGGCCAACGCAAATGGCTCTAGTTCCACCGCACTGGGGTATTGGGCCAAAACAAACGGCGCTGGTTCCACCGCACTGGGGGTTTATGCCAACGCAAGCGCCGCTGGTTCCATTGCGCTGGGGAGCTATACCAACGCAAATGGCGATAGTTCCATTGCGCTGGGGGGCCATGCCAACGCAAGCGGCGATAGTTCCACCGCACTGGGGTATTATGCCACCACCTCCAACGCCAACAGCATCCAGCTCGGCGACGCCGCCAACCTCTCCAGCATCACCGCCAAAGTACCCATCACCGTCACCTCCGACGAGCGCGACAAGGCGGACATCACTGAGATCGGTTACGGCGCAACGGAGTTCCTTAAAGCCCTCAAGGCAGTCACCTTCGTCTACAACCAGCGGGAGTTGTACCGGCCCAAAGAGCCGGAGTTTGACGAGAACGGCGACCCCATCATTGAGGACGGCGTGGACTACCTCACCGAAGAGGACCACGAAAACCTCGCTAAGTACGGCTACTGCCGCTACGATGTGGAAGCCCACAAGGCTGGTAGTTTGAAGGGCACCCGTCGACGGGTAGGACTGCTGGCACAGGCAACGCAAAAGGCGCTGGCAGAGGTCTACGGCACTTCGGATTACGCCAACATCGTCAACGATAACCTGCACGACTTCAAGGATGTTCCCGAGGGCATCGAATCCACCCTTGCCATGAACTACGAGGCTCTGATTCCCTTCCTCATTAAGGCATTCCAGGAGTTGGAGGCTCGGGTAACGGCGCAGGAGGCCATAATTGCAGACCTGATGGCCAGATTGACCGCATTGGAGGCAGCCCATGCCTAAGTTTCTGAGCATTGTTATTCCCCATTACACGGAAACGGAGCGGGACATGTTTCCGCTCCTTTCCAGTATTTCGGGGCAGGTCGGAATCAACTTCTCCGACCTTGAGGTCATCATTGCCAACGACGGCGGCGCTTACCAGTTGGACAAGGATTTCTTCTCGCTGTTCAACATGGAGATTCGCCAGGTCTACCTTGCCGATAACGGCGGACCCGGCGTAGCACGGCAGGCGGGTATATTCGCTGCCAACGGTGAGTACGTCATGTTCTGCGACGCAGATGACACACTGCACAGTGTCGGTGTTGTAGGAGCACTTATCCAGGAAGCGCGGAAGAACGCGCCGGATATTCTCACAACCTCGTGGTTGGAGGAGCAGCTGAATCCCGATGGGGGTTACACTTACATACCACACGAAAACGACGCCACCTGGATGCACGGGAAGCTTTTCCGCCGGGAGTTCCTCGTGAAGAATGATATCAGGTTCCACCCCGACCTGCGTGTGCATGAGGACAGTTATTTCCTGTGCATCGCTACCGCGCTGGCAGAACGGGGCGGCAATGTACCATTCTCGGCCCCGTCCTACGTCTGGAAGTACCGTCCGGACAGCATCACCCGGCGGGACGGGGCAGTGTATACCTACGCCAGCATTCCTACGTTTATCAAAGCCTGCACAATGGCCCATGCCGAGGTGGAGAGGCGCAATCCGGCTTTGATGGAGTACAAAATTCTGCAATTCACACTGTACAACTATTTCTGCTTCCACCGTCCGGATTGGCTCACGCCCGAACATAGGCCGTATCTCGAAGCCGCCGAAGCCGCGTTTGCTGAACATATCAAGCCGTTCTGGCACTACTGGCGGGAAGCTTCACCGCAGGCTATTTCTGAGGTCTACAACCAGGAACGGGCCAGGAGCTTCGGTGGATGCGTGGAGAACGAGACTGTGGATGCGTGGATCGCTCGACTGGGATTATAACACAGGCAGAATTAAGGGATGGGCGTGTTTACGTCTCTCCCTTTCACCGAAATCAGGAGGAGCAAATTGAGTATTCGAGAAATCCTAATGGGTGGGGGCGGGATCGTACTGATCCTTCTGATGCTGATTGAGATTGCCCCCATCAAAGTCAACCCGTGGTCGAAGTTGGCCAAGATGATTGGCAACGCCTTAAACGGCGGTGACGTCATGGGCAAGCTGGATGAACACATCAAAATGGATGATAAACGTGCCGCTGATGGGCACCGTGCACGGATTCTCCATTTCAACAACGAACTGCTGCGGGAAATCCGCCACACAAAAGAGGAGTATCTGGAGGCCATTTCGGAGATTGACGCCTACGAGGAATATTGTCGTGAACACCCGGAATACCCGAACAATCGGGCTGTCCTCGCCATTGAGAATATTCGGGAGAACTACAAGGAGCGGCTGCGAAAGCACGACTTCCTCCAAGAGGGATGCTCGGAGCAGGAGGAGACAATATGAGCACGCAGCGGCGGGGTAAACGGATACGTGAACCCGGCAAGGGGATCCTGCGTTCCGTCACGAAGCTCATTTTTGTGACTACGCAGATCTCCGCCCTGATTTGGGTATTCACGTCCTATGGCATCGCTCTCTATTCGACTGTTGTGCTCGGGCAGGTCTATACCATGGCGGAGTTGTCCGAGCCGGCCATTCGCACAATTTTAGGTGTAGGGTTCTTGAAGGTGCTGGAGAACATTTTCGAGCACAACGAGGGACCGGTGTTCGGGCACAACGCAGGTACAGATAAAGTAGACGAATCTTGACAATAAATGGAGGCACATCATGAAAGAGTTTTTGCTTGAACTGCTCCGGGTGTTGGCTATGGCTGCCATTCCCGTGTGTACCGCGTTCCTTATTCAGTTCCTGCGGCGAAAGTCTGAGCAGGTGAAGGCACAGACCAGTAGCACGGCCGCAAAAGAACTGCTGACCGAGATCACCGATGCTGTGACCACAGCGGTGGCGTACGTCAGTCAGACCTATGTAGACACGCTGAAGAAGAACGGTGAGTTTACCAAGGAGGCACAGTCCAAAGCTGCGCAGCAAGCATTTAGTATCTGCCGCGCCTCGCTCAGTTCGGATGCGATCGCATTTATCGAAGCACGCTGCGGCGACCTCACCAGATATCTGACCATGAAGATTGAGGCGGAGGTAAGGGCGCAGAAGTTAGAGACAGGAGAAACTGGGAGCGCCGGGACTGTTGGGCCGTCATTGGGGGTCGGTCAACCTTCCATCTGCGTTTCGCAGGGCTCTATTTGCGCTGCACCTGGCAATCATTAGACATGCTCAAAATTTGAAAGGGGACGAGCAGTAATGAACATTGGAAAAGTGTGCTACGATCGGCAGTTTGATATTCTCTACATCCACTCCGACAATCGCGGAAGCAATTCTGTCGGAGATACCGTCAGCGATCGCATCACGCTGTTTCACGACCTGGACGACAACCGCCTCACTGAGGTGATGATCATGGACTTCGCGGAACTGCTCAAGGAGGGTTCGCCTGAGTTGCTGACCCTGCCGTCGATGGGTATTGAGTTCTCGTTTTGGCCGAAGGTGGAAAAACCCAAGGCAGCGGAGGATGCGCCCTCGGAGTGACAGAAACAATCCCTGTAGGTCTCAACCGGCCTGCGGGGATTCTCCTTTTTTGTGTAGCATTTAGGGGCAATAAACTGTCGTTCGCTGCAGAATATTCCGGCATCATTCCTACACATCAGCCTTCAAACCCTTGGAATTCCTAGACTTTTAATTTCCATTATAGAAACTTCTCCTACTGCTAACCACGTCTAGCTACTTCTGCCTCAATGGTTTTAGAAGCGGTTAGAAGGAAATAAAAGTGAGGAAATGCAGGTAACTCATACATTATTCATGCACTATTTCTATACCGACATTCCTATACCGAAGTAGCACAAAAGAAGCCGCCCTTGACTCAAAGCAGACAGGGGCAGCTTTTGCTAACGATATCAGAAAAGAAGCAACGAAAACAATGAAGCTCTTAAATAAACTGAAATCTATTGATTGGAGCGACGTATTTTTCAATCTGTTATAAGTGACTTTTACGTTGCTTAGGATTGCAATCACCATTCTCGCGGTCTGTGCAATCATGCTTTGTATACGGATGCTGTGATTTACGAGGTGAGGTATAAATATGATCCCTGCTAAAGCGCCAAAACCAAAAGATTGGACGGAAAAAGACTGTTTAGTTTGCGCTGCAAGATGGCTTGAAGCTACAGCTCACTCTGTCTACCACAGTCGAGACCCGAATTACGAAGGCATCGACTTAGGTGAAAAAGGGGACCCTTGTTTCGGGTGTCCTGCTGGTGAGCGTTGTCCTGCTTATTGTGATGCTGTTCATTGGAAACGGTATACTGAATTCTATGCCTTTGAGAATTTTAAGCTGGTAGGCCAATTAGCTGGTTTGGATACGCCCATCATTGATGCTATTCTCAAAGAAATTTGTGAAGTAAACCAAGTCAAAGATACTCGTCGGGAATGATTGGACATTTTCCACTTTCCCATAACTGCACCCTCCTCAAGGTATCTTCTCAATCTCCTCCACCAGCCACTCAAATTCCCGCTTCGTATAGACCTTCTCCGTGATGTCGGAGACCTTATGACCGACCATGTATTTGATGGCATATTCGTCCACGCCACACTTCTTGGCAGCAGTCACAAAGTGGGTCCGACCATCATGCGGGCGATGCTCCGGATTCAAATGGAGTTCATCTCGGATGCGGTTGAACGCCTCAAGGTAGCGGTTGTAGGTCAGCTTAATATTTTTCCGAGCATGGCGGTTCGGATCGACCCAGTTGATGAGATAGGAGCTGCCAAGTTTCACAGCCTCTTTATATTTTGCCTCGACCAATGGCCGTATCCTCGTATGAATCGGCACAACCCTGTCCACCCCGGACTCAGTCTTCATACCACCCTGGAAGGTCCAGTTTTCCAGGTCCACATTCGCTATCTCAAGCAGGCCGAGCTCCTGCGGACGCCAACCCGAATAGCACTGGATCAGGAGAATGTCCACACCACTTTTCTTCCCCAAATTGTCCCAAAGTACCTCCATTTCCTCATCTGTAAAAGCCATGTGACTCCTCGCAACTGATTGACACTCCTTGACAACTTCGTCCGTCAGTTTGAAGTTGCGGGAGTAGTTGCAGTCTACGATTTCATATTCCAAGGCGTAGTCCAGCAGAAGGTTGAACAGAGACTTGATCCGGTTCTTCGTACCAGCTGACGGATGCCGCTCCTCCCCTCGAATGACTGCTACCCCCTCCTCCATGCAGCCTTTGATATGCCTGGTACGTACGTCAATGACCCGCATATTGTAAACCGCCGAGCAGTAGGCCCAGACCCCTTTCATCTTTTTGCCGTCGGCCACGGTCTTCTCATATTCGGGCAGCCACCTGTCGAAGAGCTCCTGCATCGTGATAGCCGGACTCAAGTCATACGGATTCTTGTTGTACTCCACCAGCGCAGCGTAGGCGTCGTTGTAAG